TCTACTTTAACTTTATCTTCTGTTATCTTTTTTAATTTCATCGAAATGGCTTTCCTAAATGCCAAACAACAAGACTGTATCTTGTGCCTGATGTTACTGGTTTAACTCTATGCCACACAAAAGAAGGAAATACAATGATGGAACCTTTTGGTAATATCTCTTTACATTGTACCCTATGTTTTGATTCGTCTCGCATATGTGGATCATAGTTTCTAAAATCAAACTCTAGTTCTCCACCGCTGTATTCTGAGCCATCTGTTAACTGACAAGTCATAGATAGTTTTCTAATTTTTCCTTTTTCTGGCCCTTCTTTTTCATATGGTTTATCCCAACCGTCACAGTGCCAATCGTAATATTGATTTAATTTATATTTTGTAAATTGACAATTTTCTGATCTTTCCCAATCAAAATTCCAACCAGCATTTTTATTTGCTTCGTGAACATATGGATGTAATTCTTTGTATATCCAAGTATCACTAAGCCACACTAAATCAGAGTTTCTTTTTCTTTTTAAATCTAATACTTCTTGTTTGTTTAATTTTTTGTCACCATAGCCACCAGTTCTAGCCATAACTTCTTTTTGTTCTTTGGCATAAGCTATAACATCATCACAAAATCTAGGTGTCAATGCAGATTTAAAATACCAATAATAATTAGATATATTCATATGTTATAGTCTGTACAAAATTTAAACTATCCTTTTGATTATTGGTTAAGTAATACATATTAGTTGATGGAAACATTATAAATTTATTATTAGTCAGTGGTATATCCCAACTTCTACCTTTACGTCTGTTATCTCCATAATGTATTCGGACCATACAATCTTTAACTTTTACACCATACAATAATGTAAAGTCTGGTGAGTTACGTAAATCTACCGGATCAATATTAAGTAATGGAATTGTTGTTTCCGCAGGTTTATAGATATTACCCCACGTTTCTTTGTTAATTAAAGTAAAACCATATTCAAGACCGATGTGGTCTCTCATGTAGGTATTTAACATATCCCAAGTTCTTGAGAATGGAAAATCTTTGTTTTGAATTACTGATTGTAAAATGTCGCCTGATAACTTATCTCGGTCAATGTCCCAATCTTTAGGCATTACCACATCGCCGTAATATAAAGCTTGCTCTGTTAATACTTTCTTCTGCATACCACCACCATTTTTAATCTATGCTTTTTTGTCTGTCAAGTCCCAAGATTGATTAGTTTCATTCCAATCATAAACCCATAAATGAGTTTCATCATCGTTTTGTGATTGTTGTTCTGCGGTTAATGCAGGAGGGTCACCAACAGGTGATTTCCAACTTGCAGTTGCAGTGTTTTTTACCCAGGATGCAAAAGGTTTTTTAGGCCAAAAGATATTGTTATCTTCATCCCATTCATAACCTATACCTGCGTAATTACCTCTTAATGCTTTTGAATCGTCACCAGAACTATGTTTATTATTTTTTGTATTGTAAGATGTTTGAACCCACATTTGTGCAGGCCAATTATTGTGTTGTTCTAAATATTGTTGACCTACTGATTCATCTTCAACACCATCAGCATTTAACATATCTTTATTGTCTAAAGTTAATACTGATATAACTTTTCCGTTAGCTCCTAGTTTTGCAAAATGTGCCATAATGTTTCTCCTTATATATTAATTTTAATTACCATTCAACTACTGAAATTTGTATCTTATCATAACAATTCCTGAACCACCGCCACCACCAGGCATATTAGTTCCAGCTGGAACTGCTCCAGCTCCACCTCCGCCACCACCGGTATTTATTGTAGCAGCTTGTCCAGCAGCCGTAGGTGCGGGCGCTGGTGAGTTTGTACTATTTCCGCCAGTCCCACCGCCTCCTGCTCCACCAGGAGACGCAGTGCCTTGTTGACCTCCACCTCCGCCACCACCAAAATATCTCGCTGATGATACTGGACCTGAAGTTCCATAACTTGGAGCTGTTGGACCCACAAATGAGTCGGCAATATATGTTCCAGCACCACCTGGAGTTTGAGAACCATCTGCTGGCACAGGTGCTGTTGTACCAACTGCTCCAGCTCCTCCGCCACCAGCGCCAGATTCTACTCCAAAACTTGGTGCACTACTGTATCCATTTCCTACTCCTCCGTTACTACCCTGTGGTGGGGCAACGGGTGGAGTATTACCACTACCAGCATTATCGTAAGTAGCACTAGCGTAAGTTCCAGTGCCGCCTCCTGATCCTCCGTTGGTAGCAGCTACTTGATAAGAACCACCTATTCCACCTCCTGCTGAAGTAACCGTACTAAATGTTGAAGTACCTCCAGATGACCCAGCTTGATTATTTGCTGGAGGAGAGTTTGGTGCTCCTGATCCTGCTGCTCCAACTGTAATTGGAAAAGATGAAGCTGTAACTGTAATTTCTGTATTAGGGCTTGCGCCTGAATTATTATTAGGGTGATTATTTCCTGGAGCTGTAGAAAAAAATCTTACACCTCCTGCACCACCACCTCCACCTTTAACTTCGTTGTCAGCGCCACCACCGCCACCACCGCCAGCTACAACCAAATAATCAACTTTGTTATTAGCAGGTGTGCCTGATATAGATGACACTGAAAAAGTTCCTGGTCCTGTAAAAATATGTGTTTTAAAATTACCACAAGTGACAATAGAATTACCACCAGTAGCTGTTATAAATGTTCCTCCGGTAAGATTAGATGTAGAATCTATAACATTTTTCCATCCTTCGGTATCATCAACATATACAAAATATGCAGATTGTCCTTCGGTATCTAATACAACATTTGCTGCTACACCTCCAATTTTTTGTGAACCATTTGGTGAAATAGTTAAGTTATTTGTTTGAAATGTGTTTGTATAATCTGCAACTGCAAAAGAATTACCTGCAGTTCCCGCTGGAAGATTTACTGTAAAAGCTCCACCTGAAGTATCACAAAAATATCCTTCACCAGCTGTTGCAGTAAATGTTGCTGTTTTTTTAGTTGTTACCCAAGACACTTCTCCTGTTGAACCAAAACCTGATGCAGTACCAGAATTTGTAATTGATACACCAGCAGGAATTGTGAATGTATCTCCACTATCCCCTAATGTAGTTGTGCCACAATTTGTTCTTGGACTTATTTTATTTACTTTTACTTCACTCATAATTAATTTTGAAATTTATACCTTATTATTACTATACCTGAGCCACCAGCGCCACCAGCATTTGTTGGTATTGGTGTTGATTGTTGTCCACCGCCGCCACCACCACCAGTGTTACAACTTCCATTTTGTGCTGCTGCAGCAGATCCAGGTGTACAGCCAGCCCCTGTGCCGCCACCTCCAGTTCCACCAGAACCTTTAGTTGCTCCACCGCTTCCACCACCACCTGCGTACGTTGTTGGTGTTCCATTAATTGAAGTTGTTGCTCCTGCACCGCCTACACCGACAGTAGTTCCACCACCTCCTGTGCCTGCAACAGTCGCTCCACCACCACCTCCTCCATTAAAAGGAGATGCATAAGGTGTGGTTGTGCTTCCACCATTTGTACCTTGAGCGGGATTTGTAGGGGGCGAGTTTCCTGTTCCTCCAGGAACCGTAGCTGGTGATCTAGCTGCGCCTCCTCCTGATCCACCATTACCACCTACTTCTGGTGGTGCATTACCACAATTAAAAGCTCCAGCTGATCCACCACCTGCTGATGTGATAGTGCTTGAGCCTGCAAAAACTGAATTAACTCCAGCAGTTGATCTATTACCATTAGTAGCAGGACTAGCTACTCCACCTCCAGCGCCTCCACCACCTACAGCAACTGGATAACCTGTTGCTGTTACTGGGAGTCCGGCAGGTGCGTTTAATGGGCTTGCTGTATAAGAGCAAGTAGTAGCTTTACCTTCTCTAAATCCTCCAGCACCTCCACCGCCAGCTTGGTATCCACCACCACCGCCTCCACCACCAGCGACTACTATATAAGAAATTGTATTTGAACCTTGTGAATTACCTGCTGAAGATACACAAAATGTACCAGGACCAGTGAATGTATGAACTTTAAAATTTGTGCAGACAGTGGTAACTGTTCCTCCAGTCGCTGCTATATAAGCTGGTCTTGGTAAGTCAGCATCAGTAGCTGCTTCAACAATTTGCCAACCTTGTGTAGAATCTCCATATACTAAAGTTCCTGCTTGACCTTCAACTGAAACTGTTGCGTTAAATGTTCCACCTACAATATTAGATCCATTTCTATTAATTGTTAAATTGTTAGTGTCAAAAGTTCCCGCATAATCTTTAAATGCCACTATATCTCCAACACTTGGAGATGAGGGAAGTGTCATTGTAATTGCTCCCGATGTAGTATTTATAAAATACCCTTCTCCAGAAGCTGCTGTAAAATCTCCTGTTTTAATTGATGTCTGCCAATCAACAGAACCTGCTCTACCAAAACCTGATTGAGATGCACCTGATGCTAAAGCAACAGTTTTACCTGACTCTCCAAGAGTCATTGTGCATCCTGATTCTACTGTTACTGTGTTTACTTTAATTGTACTTGTCATAATTATTGATATTTATACCTTATTACTACTATACCTGAACCACCATTTTTACCATTATAATTAGCAGGTGTTCTAGCTGTTGGACCTGGAAAATAGTTATTAGCTGGACCACCATTACCTGTATTATCCGCTGCATTACCTGCTGATCCTTCAGGAGCAGGTCTAGCTGAATTTCCTCCTGCAGAATAAGTCACAGGACTTGCTGTAATAACTGTTGTCGCTCCTGCACCACCTAAACCGCCTCCGGTACATGGAGCTGAAGCGTTTGTACCAACCGCTGTAGCACCACCTCCGCCACCACCTAATGTATAGTTTGTAGTATCAGCAGTACCACCGTTACTTCCTTGAGGGGGAGTTACAGGCGGTGTGTTTCCAGCAGCACCAGCTCCTGAATTGGCTCCACCTTGGCCTCCACCTGATCCTCCAGTTTGTGCTGCACCTGGTGCTCCACTAGCTGGAGCTGGGGGATTAGTATTAGGCTGAGCCCCACGTCCGCCACCGGCACTCGTAATTGTTGAAAAAATTGAATTAGAACCACTAGTTCCCGCAGTTCCTGGGCTAGGTGATGTCATGGATGGAGATTCTGCTGCGTTTCCTCCATTACCCCCACCTCCAACTGTAATTGGATAAGCTTGTGCTGAAACTGTAACCGCTGTTCCACAAGGATTTCCATTTAAAGGACTAGCTGTGTAGCAATCCGAAGGACCTTTATATTCTCTAAAACCTCCAGCTCCACCGCCACCACCACCTTGGATATGAGCTCGGTTTCCACCAGAACCACCTCCGCCACCAACTACCATATATGAAACTATATTATTTGCAGGTGTAGTTGAAGCAGTACAGACAGTAAAAGTTCCTGGACCTGTAAATTTATGAATTTTGTAATTTCCAGATGTTGATTCTGTTCCACCTGTTGCTATCACGAAAGGATTAGGCCTTTCATTACTTGTTGAATCTTGGATATTTATCCAACCTTGAGTATCATCTACATATAAAAAAGTTACTGATTGACCTTCTGTATTTAAAACTGCACTTGCATTTGTACCACCAATTTTTTGTGATCCATTAGGTGCTACTGTTAAATTATTTGTTTGCCAAGTACCTGCATAATCTGCGAGTGATACTATTGATCCAGCAGAACCTGCTGGTAAATTACAAGTAAAAGCACCACCTGTTGTGTTACAAAAAAAGCCATCTCCACTTACAGCAGTAAAAGTTGCTGTTTTTGGAGTTGTATCCCAGTCTACAGTTCCTGTTCTACCAAATCCTGATTGAGTAGCTCCACTTGTAAGTGTAACTGTTCCACCAGATCTACCGATAGTCACAGTTGTTGCATCTACGGCTGCAGTTTTACAAGCTCCGCCA